ATTTGTTTAATCTTCTCTGACAAATCGTAAGGAGTTTCTCCCTGCTCTCCGTCTTCTGCAATGTAATACGAATAATCCATATCTACTCTAACCGCATCGAATCTTGGTTCTAGCGCGTATAAGTCATCTTGATTACAATTTTTAATCACTATGCCTATTTCGTATCGAGGGGTTAAAATGGGGTGGTGATACTCATCGTTCTGTATCCAAGATCCCCACTTTCTTAAATAATTTCTCATAGATCGTTGGTTTGCTGCCACGAAGTAATCGTCATCTTTACCAACCTTTTCTACAAATCTATGGCCTCTGCAAGTTAAGTGGTAAACAAAAGCGTCTCTAGATTGTATTAACCTATAACCACTTAACATCCACCTTTGGAATATATCTGAATCTTCGTAAGGAAACGGAGAAAACAAAGCATCGTGTCCTCCCATAGAAGCGAAATCTTCTTTGTAGATTATCCACGGAGCGAACATTCCGTAAGTGATTTGATTTTCGTATTGAGTTTGGGCTTGCGTAGCATACTTGTAGAACGAATCGACATTCAAGTCGTCAAAGTCCATACCAAAATCCATGATAATCTTCTCTTGGCCTGGTGGATGGAGAGGTGGTTCAACTCTAGTTCCACACACAACTGTTTTTGGTTTTAAGTGTTTTAATAAGTTTTCCATATAATTCGGACCGACGATCATGTCAGCATGAAGGATTCCCACTATGTCTTCTTTTGATATGGAAATTCCCACATCGTACAACACTGTATGACCAACCCTTTGTTCTGTTCTATAGGGCTCGTATACGTTTTCGTCTTTTGCTGAAATCTCTTTTAGCCATTCATAAGTTCCATCAGTTGACGCATCGTCTAAAAATACGAGTTTTGCATTTGGAGCATTTGTCTTTATGGAATCGTATAGGTTTTTTAAGTGTCTTAAATTGTTGTGCGAGGGTATTACGAATGTTACCATAAATCTATTTTTATGTTTTGAGGAATTTTATCTTTTACTTTTATTGTTAATAAAATTCCGTCGTTGGCTAATTGATAAGTCTCGTTGGGTTCTGTCGAACTTAGTAAATCCTCTATGTTTTGAATCGCATAATCAAAAGACTCTAATTGGGTCTTAGAAGAACAGTCCAACTCCACAATAATGTCATTGGTTAATTCTTCTACGAATTTAGCTTTTATATCAAACTTAGAATTAAGTTGCGCGCTTTCGATATATTTCTGTGTATCGATGTCGACTTGCATCGAATTGAAATAAGGTTCGTAACCCAAAATCTCTGGTATGTGTCTAGCATTGGTTACCTTTAATCCTATGTCATATTTTATATTTGGTCTTGGTTCGCAAGGTCCGTACTCTTTAAACATTCCTCCCCACTTCCTCACGTATTCCAACATAGATATTTGGTTATTTCTCAACCAGTTTTCGTCTTTCTTTTTGAAGTCTTCCATCTTCGTTGCGCCGCTAAACTGGCCGCCTCTGCAAGTTAAGTGATATACCAAACTATCCCAAGACTGCACAAGTTCGTATCCAGCAAGCACAAACCTTCTAAATAGATCTGCATCTTCGTAAACTGATAAGAACAAGGGATCGTGACCCAAGTGATTCCTGCGATCGATCAACCACGGTGCGAACATGGACTTTGTTGTCACCCCGAAGTTTAAGTTCGAATAGTGTTTAACGTAAGCATCGAATTCTTTCCACTTAATTTCTTCTGGCCATAGACCGAAATCCATTGTCATCTTTTCTGGTCCGTGCGGATGTAGCGGTGGCTCTATTCTAGTTGAACAAACTACTTTACCTATTGAGTGGTGTTTGATCATGTTTAGATCAGCGTCTTTACCTAATATCATGTCAGCGTGGAAAGCTACAACTTTATCGAATCTTGCTTGCTTAAACATAGTATCGTAAGCGTGTCCTATGCCCAATGGAGCTCCTGATTGGTTGACAAAGTATTTAATGTTATTTTCTATTAACCAAGATTCGGTACCGTCGTTGTCTTGATCCACAAAAACTATTACTTCGTTATCGTAGTGAGAATTCTCTCTTATCGATTTTATACAGGGTATTAAATAGCGAAGATTATTCTTAGACGGAATACAGTAGCTTATCATTTAAAAAATTGTTTGTATTTTTCTTTGTTATCTAACACATACTGTGGTAAATTTACATCATCTTGCCAAAAAGTAAAATTATTTCTTCCAAGTACGTCTTGATTATTTTTTAATAAATTCTCAACATTATTAATTACAGATTCATTATTAAATTCTTGGTGACCATAAGATTGAATTTTGTGTTTAATCTGTTCTGGGCCGCCCATAAAAGTAAAATGCCAACCTGCATTATCTATATAAACATAGTTGGTTTTTGAAGCTGTTCTTAAATGATTAAGACATGCATTTTTTATATTCTTATATCGAGTAACAAGTGTACCTGCCCATTCTTCATTAGATCTAACGTTCATATATCCAGAATAGACAAGTTGTTTAAGTTTATATATGCTAACATCATCTATAAAATTATAATCATATTCAGGATTCCAGATTTCATCTAAATCTCCTACCATAATAATATCTTGAGCAGAAGCATCTGCATCTAGTAATGCTTTTCTTATAAATTCTTTTTGATAAAATTCATTTAACCAATGAAGTTCTCCAGGAGGAACATTAGTACTTGTTAACGCTTGCATACAAATATGTCTCTCTAAATCTGTAGTTTGTGGATTTTCTATTCTTGATTGAAGATCTTCGTAAGACTCGGGAGGAAATCTAGTCACATGATGATGTATCTTATGCAAATACTTTTTATATCTTATCATATTCTCTTCAAAGTGTAGAGGTTTTGGTTTTCTTGAGAATGTGCTAACACATTCTACAATTACAAATATATCAACGTAAGGATCTAACATTTCTAATCTAAGCTCTAGAAGATCTAGCTCATTATTCATTGTAAAAACATCAAATATCATATATTTTGGTTTCTTGTTTATATATTTCAAATTCTCTAATTACTTCGTCATATGTTTGTAGTGTTCTTGCTCTATCCATGTAGGTAAACTTTCTAGATATATTATAACCACATGCCCAATAGCCATCAGATACATTATGTCTAGCCCAATACTTTGGTGCTATTATAAGGTTAGCATCGCTACAGAACGCTGGGAAATATGCAAAGCTAGAATTTGACAATATAAGCCATTTTGCATTCTTTACTATAGAATAATCTTTTGCTAAATCGAAGTGATAACAATTATCTGCTAATTCTGGTAACTGTCGCTTTGCAACTTCTGGATTTTCTGTGATAACGACAAACTTCATTTTTGGATTAATGCTTCTCATATGAGTAATAGCAGCTAACCAATAATCTCTTTGTAGGAATAGCGTTGGATCTCCTTCATAGTCTCTAATATTTAATACACAGATATTATCATCTCTATAGTCTATGCAATCAAATTCAGGTTTTACTTTCAACCAGTCTTTAACTTCTTCTTTATAATCCCAAAAGTAATCCTCTCCTTGCATGATACCCATAATCTTTGTATTATCTAATACATTGATTAAATCATTGTCTATTAATCTAACATCACAACCTATTGTAGAATCGTGGTGGGAATGAGTAAACTTTATTCTTCTTTCTCTTTCTGTATAGGTTCTTTCTATTCTGCTTACGGGAATTCCCATATCCATATTCATGAAGTATACACCTCGATCATTATATCTCTTATCTCCAAAGTTTTCTTGTCCTTCATATCCAAATTCATAACCATTTCTTTTAGCAATTGCTCTCGTTGTTACATAGCATGCTAATTGGTTTCCAAATCCTTGGCCAAATACAAATTCTGTGGCTATCATTTTTTATACTGTATTTAATAGTTGCCTATGTACACTATTCTTTCCATGAAATGCGAAAGGGGCTATACCAATAGTTTCAGGAATTTCAGTCTCGTGAGAGAAATATTTGGCAATATTTAAATCGGCAAATTTACAACCATATTCTTTATATATGTGTCTATAATTTACTGCTATATAACCATCTTCACTATAATATCCATGAAAAGCTTTCCATTCTAAATTTAATTGATTTGGAAGATCTATTAATTTTTTACTTCTTAGTGATACGCTATTTCCTACTCTTATTAATTCTCCATTAATATCTCTATAAGATACTTTGTCAGATGAATGTGGTATTGGCCAGGGGGCTCCTATATAATCATAATCAAAGAATTCATTTTTCCAAGAACTAGGATTAATTACAAATCCATCATCATGAATCACCATAGCAAATTCAGTGTCTATGTACTTTCCTAATTTATATATCATAGAGTAGTTCCACTCATTTATATTATTCATCTTCTCTATATACTCGAACTGTATTTTATCAGGTAAGTTTTCTGGTTTTTCATGGGATACAAGCTTTATAGCTCCAAATTTTATATTTTTAGAACTATACATTAGTGCTTTTATGTGCTCTTGCAATCTTACAGAAGTGACGGCTATGAGTGTTACTTTAGATAAGTCTAAATATTTTTGATTATTATATCTCTCTATTACTCTTTTAACTTCTTCTATTTTTTCTTGCTCTGTAATCATAGTTGTAGTTCTTACTTCTGAATCCCTATTTACTGCACATATATGCTGTATTATCACTGGAAGTCCATGATTGATGTATAATCTTTTATAGTAATCTACATCTACTAACCAATTTAAAGATTCATCAAATTCCATTACGTTTTCATTCTTAATAGTAAGTACAGTAGGACACGATATTGTATTATAACCTTCGTGGATCCTATCGTGATACATGGGAAACATAGGGTCATAACAAGTTACTGCATCTTTCGTATGTACACAAGCATTAACGAACCAATATTTTTCTGCATTATTTATTATATGTTTGTAAATAATTTCTAGAGACTCTTGGTCATATAGAAAATCATCTTGAAATAAAATCTTAATGTATTTACCAGTAGCGTGCCTAATAGCATTATTTAGATTAGGAGAGATCTTTCCTCTACCGTGTGAATTCTTTGTATATATTATATCAAGATAAGGTAACCATCTATCACATAAGTCTCTTATTTCATCATCTACACTATGATCTGATATAACTACTTCAAAATCTTTAAATGTTTGATTTGCAAGTATATTGAATGACCACTCTAAATAATCTACGCCTTTCCCTTTTATTTCCCAACACGGTATTACTACACTAAAAAATTTGTTTATTCTATTATCCATGATTCTGGGTATAAATCTTTTGTATTGTGAGTATATGCAGGTCCAAACCATTTCTTTGGAGCGACCACTTTCTTATTTGGATTATTATTTAACCATGCTCCCCACCAACTAAAAGAACTATTTGCAATAATATTATGATCACACATACTCATTAAGCAAAGATCTATTTCTGTGGGATTATTTTCCATATAGAGTATACAATCTCCTTCGCCTATTAATCTTTTTGCATAGTCTATATCGTCAGAAAATACTAAGAAGTATTTATCTGTCTCATAATTTTCATCACAAAAATAATTCATCGCAGCTTGATAGTAATGAGAGTCCATTATTGGATGAAACTGTTGAAGAGCTGCATAATCTCCAACTCTTAAATGAATAGATACCTTTTCATTTTCTACATTTGGAAAAAGCTTTTTACTTTCTTCTATTATTGAATCTTGGAAAGTTAAAAGATATCTAATATACTCTTCACAATGTTTAAAATACTTCTCCGTTTGATAGTATCCATTCAGATTGCTACCATCTGGAATTGAAAACATCTGTTCAAAAAAATGAAAATTAGGTTCTTGCACTTCTGCTGAATACTTTATATTTTTTAGAGGTAATAATACTTCATTAGCATTTTTAAAGTACTTTGGAATATCGAAATATATTTCCCTAGTAACACCATCTAAAAAGTGCTCTACATTTGGATTGTACATATTTTCTATGGGAAAATAAGCACTAGTTCCTATCTTCTTTGCTATGCCTATTGTAGAAGCGAATTGAAATAATTGATTCGCAAGACGGCCAAAATGCCCTATTTTATTGTATGTAATCACAGTAACGTATTTATAGCTTGAAATACAGTCATGGATGGTTTCCAACCTAAGTTATTTAATTTACTCGTATCTAAGTACATATCCTTGACTTGTACTATTTTATGAAATTCTGTTGGATCCATACTACCTATTGTCGATGTAGATTCCAATGATTTTTTTGCATATTCTATTACGTCTTTAAAAATAATAGGAGCTGCACCGGATCCGAGATTATAAATTTCTCCATTCTTACCATGATCGATAATGTATCTTAATCCATCTGCTACATCTGAAACATGTATAAAGTCTCTTAAAAATATCCCATCGTAATATAGATCTATGTGCTCATTATTCTTTAGCTTACTTATTAGATATTGAAGAGCATTCTTCTTTTTTGAAATCTTACCATCTGTTTTGCCTACAACATTAGCTAATCTTGTTATTGTGTACTTTATATTGAAAGTCTTACAATAAGATTCTAATAATTGTTCTGCCGCTAATTTTGTAATTGAATAGAATCCTTTTGGTCTGCAAGAAGATCTTTCATTTGCTGGAAGTTCACAATCTCCATATACGAACCATGAACTTACAAAATGAAATGTAACATTATTATTTTTATTGGCTTCCAAAACATCGATTAGATGCAATAGATTAGTTTTAATATCTAATTTAGGATCTTCTAAAACATTATAGTTATCTACAGTACTTATCAAGTAAAGTATTGTTGAGTCATTAGGCACTTCTAATTGATTTCTACTAACAACTTCAGATTCATGAGAATATTTTTTATAAAATTCTGAACCTACAAATCCTGTTCCTCCAAATATTTTTATCATGGTTTAAAAGATTTTACTACTGATTCTATATAATCAAAAACTTCTTGACCATAATGAGGAGCAGCGCCTACAAAGAATACTTTATCTAAAACTTTATTTGCTTCAGGATAATTCTTATAATCATCTAAGTGAGAATATCCGGGGTGCATTAGTATATTTCCTGCGAAGTAATTTCTTGTTTGTATCTTATTAGCCTCTAGATGAGCTACGAGTTTATGCTTTAATCCATCCTCTTCGCATATTATTGGAGTACCAAACCAACACGGTGTAGCGCCAGCTATTGTGCTAGGTACTCTAACTCCTTTTACATTGCCTAAGAATATGTTAGATATAACTTCTCTTGACTTATTTCTCTTTTCGTCTATAGTATCAAATTTATCTAATTGCACTAATCCAATTGCTCCTTGTAGATCTAGAGGTTTTAAATTATATCCCATCTCACTAAACACATACTTATGATCTATCACCCCATCATAATTTTCTAACCACTTATCAAATCTATTTCCACAAGTTCCACATGCTAATAAATTTGCAGATCCTACGCAATAGCAATCCCTACCCCACCAACTAATGCTTACAAAAAGCTTTTTTAATTCATCGTCATCTGTACAAACCATTCCGCCTTCTCCAGTAGATATGTGGTGAGCAGGATAGAATGAATTGGAATATGCTACATAATATTCATTTAAATACTTATCATTCCATTTACTTCCTAGACTATCACAATTATCTCCTATTAATTTTAAATTATACTTATGACAAAGTCTAATCAACTTATCCATATCTGGAGGATTACCTAAAACAGGCGATAGGAATATGCCTTTTGTTTTATCTGTTATTTTAGACTCTATATTATTTACATCAAAATTAAGTGTATCCCATTCTATATCTACAAATACTGGTTTTAATCTATTTTGGTAAATCACTGAAACAGTCGTTGCAAATCCTACTGGAGATACTATGATTTCATCATCATCACTCCACTGAAATCTTCTCTTTAATGCAGCTATCAATACTAAATTGGCAGAAGATCCTGAATTTACCATGTGAGAATGCCTAGTCTTAAATTTCTTAGAAAAAGAATGTTCAAATTTATGTACTTTTTCTCCCGCAGTTATCCATTTACCATTAAGAAAAGAATCTATAGCGGCTTCTATCTCCCGATTATCCCAATAAGGTCCGGAGTAATATATTGGTGTTTTTCCTGGTTCGAAATTCTTTTCGTTGTATATGTAAGGTGCAACGTGATTTCCTACTAATGATTGTATGTTTTCTAATTTTATCATTTTATATTGGGATTAAAGATGTAACACTCCAATCTTTCTATTATCCATGGAGCTACTTCTTCTTCTTGTAAAAATTTACAAATATTGTAATAATACTCTTGTGATCTCAATTTGGCGTGTTCTTTAGTTACTGCAAAGTGGCCGCCAGGCATGAATTCGTAATTGTTTGGAGGTTCACTATTAAAAAATCTATTCCAATACCTTTTCATATCGATGAGAGGATTAGAATCTTGAGGAGCTCCGTAATTATCGCATATCAACACTCTTCCATTACCATGATGTTTTGATTCGGATAAATTCCACATAATTCCACCCCTTGGTCCAGGTACTTTTATGCTATTGTAGTGAAAACCATAATATCCTCCTATCCTCAATTGACACCTTTCCGCTTCTTTGTAGTTATTGACTACATCTATCAAATCTTCAAAATGGTCGAATGGATAATCTTGGCAGAAAAACGTAATATCGGCTAGGTTATCGTAGTTAACTGCTATGTGATTAAAGAAAGTGTGTACGCATCTACCCTTATTAGGTTCGAGTTGTATCTCGTCTTTACTTTGCTTGGCTGCAGCACCTTTTCTGTACGCTATCGTTTTTACGGAAGAGCTAATCTGTCTTATCCAAGAATAATCCTTGTCGTAAGCCGCTATTACTAAATGTCTTCTCAACCTCTTTGTATTTTATCGTACAACTCGTTTTGTTTTTCTTGTCTACTTATGCTCTTGTGATGCAATAAACAAAATTCGTCTAAAGAAGGAAGAGCTGAGAATATTCTGTAACCTGACAACACCTCGTGAACTTCGTTTATCCAAACTATATCCGATCTATTTTTCCATATTCTCCATTGGTAATCGGGGAAGTTGATTCTATTGTCTTCAACTTTCCATCCCCATCTATGTATGTGCTCGTCTGTCAATCCGTCTACTGTGTTGATTCTTGGTACCAAAAATACGTCTATGTGAAAATTACTAAACAACACTTCTTTAAGCGAAGATAAAAGCGATTCACTAGGAACTTCGTCCGCGTCTATGTTGAATATGTAATCTTTAGTACATGCGTTTTTTAAATTGTTTTTAAAGTTTGCAAAATTTCCGTTCAAAGAGAATTCTATAACTTTTACTTTATTTGTATAATTCTGTAAAACTTCTTTAACTTGTTTTGTAGCAGTTGTATCCAACTGCACTACAATTTCGTCGTCTTGGTCTACATAATCTATTAAAACTTTAAGTAGTCTATCAAGCTCTTCGTGTTCGTTGTGTGCAGATATTGCGAATGATATACTCGGCATAATTATTTAATTTTTTTAATTCCTAGAGGCGCAGCAAAATATTCTTTTTTAACTTTATTAGTTTTGGAAGACTCAATAGGTTCTATAATACCTAATGGTTTTCCAAAATACTCTTTAACTTCTTTGGTTTTCGTTTCTTTTACCTCGTTGGTTGATTTTATTGTTATTTTCATTTTATTTTGTTTTTAATCGTATAATTTTATGTAATCGCAAGCTTCAAAAAATCCGTCTCTACCAAAATCCTTCATTGTAGTTGGATCTGATTTGTATTTTTTGTCTTTAAAAAATTTCTTAGATTTGTCTTCTTCTGCGAGTTCCACGGATTTTATAGCGTTCCAAGACCAATCGTCAATTGTTTTTCCTGACACGAAGACGGTGCCTAAGCTTTCTATGTTAACAGCTAAAGGATACCAAACTCTACCTTCTTCGTCTACGTATTTTATGTCTTTGTACAACTCAGGAAGTTCTGCTTCGTACAACTCTGTGTCGTATTCTCCAGACTTCATGTAATCGTTTGTTGCGAATCCGCAATTCATACAACTATAAGCGAACTTTCCTTTTTCTATCTCTGTCACGTAACAAGATTCTTTTGCTTTGCATTTTGGACAAGTGCCTAAACTATCATTGATCATTTTTCTATCTTTTTTAATTTTGGTAATGTGGCGAATTTGGGTAATTGTATTTGAACTTGTTTGGGTACTCTGTCTAAGTACTTTGATAACAAATCTTTCATGTTGTTAAACGAGAATTCGTTGGAACACTTCCAAGCTTGCCTCTTTGCTTTCTCTTTAAACACATCGTAATTGTTGTATATGCTAGACATCGCGTGAACCATGCTAGAATTGTTTGGCGTAAACCATGCGCTTTCTGGTATTAACATGTTTTGCATGACTGCAGACGGGTGAATATTCTTTAATCCTCCTATTACAGGATACACAAATTCCGAATCAAGGAAATCAGTGTGGCCAGACCAATAAGATGCTGCGATCGGCTTTCTAGCTTGAGTAAATTCCAATAGTGGTCGGCCAAATCCTTCTCCTTTCGTGAAGCTAAGCATAGCTTTTACTTTTGAATGATTGTACAGGTCGTTCATGTCTTCGTCTTTAACATCTCCATTTAGGACATATATGTTTGGTAAATCTTTACCATGAACTTCTGACATAATTCTATCTATTCTATTTATCATTTCGTCTCTATCAAGTATACCAGGTACTCCGGTCGAGGCCTTAAGTATTAGAGCAGGTTTATTCTTAAACTTTTTGTCTTTGAACGTTTCTAAGAAAGTCTTTATAGTTAATCCTACGTTTTTACGATCTTCTCCCATATCTCCAGGTAACCAGTGACCAACGAATAAAAAACAAAAATCTTCTGAAATGTTATCCAATTCGTCTACAAGATCAGAAGATTCTATATCTTCATCTGATTTATAAAAGTACTTAACGGGATCAAATCCTTCGAATAATACGTCTATTGGTTTTTTTAATTCTATCTTTTGTACGAAAGCACGTGTTTGTTGATCATGTTGATCGAACTTACTATTTTGCATGACTTGTTTAGAATGATTGGAAGACACTAGAGTTAAATCCATTCTATTACAACCTTCTAACCAAGACGGATCGCACAGCGTAGTCTCTATACCAGCAGTTACGCCTATGTTGTATTTTCCTATAGGTTGAAACTCATTTGGAACAGTGATTTGAATCCATACATCAGGCTGTTTGTGTAGTTGTCCCGACTTATTCATCGTGGGTACTACCCATCCCCACTCTTCATTGTTATCTTCTATGTATCCCCAAGGCGTATTGCCCCACCTCTGTGGTATTACTTGTATTTCCCACTCTTTTCCTTTGAGTTCGTATAGTGCTTTGTAAAAATCCCTACTTCGCGCTGAGTATCCACTATAACAGTCTATGGGACACGATACTACGCAATACGGTTTGTTCATAATCTCTATTTTATTTTTATTAATATACTAATTTGTGCAATATTTTTTTACGAGGTTGTTTAACAACTTTTAATAGTTCGAAGTTCTTTCTCGGTTTGAATATTTCAAATGTTTTGTCTATGGATTCTATTACGTTCTTAGACATATTTTCAGCTGTCATCATAGACTCTTCTGAATTCACCCATTTGCGCCCAAGTTCTCCCCTGCGCTTCCTTTCCTCTGGGCCTAATTGATATATATACTGAATGGTTTTGGCGATGTCTCTGAAGTCTGGACGATCGTCGAATATGTACGGAGTTGGCACAGATCCAACCAAGCTAAGGTTGCTAGGAAACACAGGTACTGCCCATTCTCCGTGATTCTTTAACGTACTGTAGTGATTTGATGGTAACTCTTCTGACGGAGTGTACCAATTACCTTCTTCGTCTTCGAACCTCATTTGATCTTGCATTCCTCCAGTCACTGTGGCTGTAATCATTTTTCCAGCCATTAAACCCTCTGTTAAAGAAAGTCCCCAACCCTCGTTGGAAGAAATTAGTGCTACTGCGTCTACCGAATTGTACAGTATGTTCATTTGAGGACCTGCGAGTCTATTTTCTGAAAAATACACTTTTTGATATTCTGGATCGCACAATAGATCTTTAACCACTCGCAAATCAGTACCGTTTTCGTCTACCACTTGCGTGTGCATCAGTAGCGCACACTTGCTTGCTTTATCTTTTCCTATTACATCACAGAAGTGAGACCAAGCAGCTATCAAATCTCCGGGAGATTTTCTTCTTATGTTTCTTGCGTTGTACAAAAGCACGAACTCTGGGTCGAAGTCTCCAAATATGCTCTTTCTGTATTCAATGATATCTTTGTTTTCCTCTTTCATGAATTCGTTGACTGGATATATTAGTTTGTTGTTGATTCCGTGAGGTACATAAGACAACACTTTATCCTTAATGAGTTCTTTACCCAAAACCAATTCGTTTATTAGCTTGGTTTGTTTAGATATACTCATTAAACAATCGCAAGACTCGTAAAACGGTTTATTGTATATCGGCGCGGGAAAATCGTCCCATATATTTAGATAAAGTACAGGTATTCTCTTTCTTACCTCCATCTCGATTTGAAAAAACCAAGTGAAATACCTCGGATCCGTGAACAGCATTATTGCGTCCGGTTTTTCTATTTCCATCAGCTGTCTAATTGCCTCTGCGGTACCATAACCGTTTATGGGATACAGATAAACGCTCGAGTCGGTGATTCCTGCGGTTTGATTTGTGTCTTCGCAGATATCGAATTTTTTTCCTTGATCTGGGTGTTGTATCGCTCCGGCTAAATTTACCCAATTGTAGTGATGAGCAGTACCTATAACGATCTCTCTCGCCATGGTCGCTATTCCACTATGCATTCTGATATCGTCGCACAGTAACAATATTTTTTTTCTTTGATCTTTTGGTATGTAACCTAATTTCATTTTTTATTTATTTTATTGCTTCTATGATTTGTGAACCCGTGTAATAAGTAGAGTAAGTTTTGTGTATCTTCATTCTAAAATCTCCGTCAGTTAGGTAGAGGTACATAGTTCTTTCTGTGAGCTCTTGTAAATTCATTTTGGTCCTAACTGCGGCAACTTTAAAGTCTTCGTAAAGCGCGTCCGGTATTTTTACCGAAGTGATGCTTCTTTTAATTTTGCTTGTCATGATATCCTTTTATCATAAATATACATGAATATACAAAATATTTACAAATATATAAAATTTATTTTTTTGGACAAAGCTTGTCATTATTTGCAAAAGCACACCACTTACATGCATCGAAATTCTTTGGATACTCTTTATCTATGTATTTTGCGTCAACATTAAAACAATTTTTAATAAATTCCGACACCCTTTGCACTGCGTCTTTGACTTTCTTTTTGCCTTGAGCAGGTTCGAACTCTTGAACGTACTTAGTTGGATAGTCGGGCGATATGAAGGGTCGACGCTTAACTACGAAGAACTTAACGTTAATTTTGTCTTGATCTATGTTTAACGCCTTACTGTAAAAGTGTTTGTACAATAAGACTTGCGAAACTTTTAGTTTATCTTTTTTGTCTGAATCTTTCCATCCCTTAGTAGAGGTTTTTACATCGTATATGTCGTAAGTGTCCGTGTTTTTGCTGTAAAAGATTAAATCGATGGATCCCACCATAATTACATTTGGTATCTCATCAACTACATGGTGTTCGAAAGGTATTTCTACGCCTATCAATTTTGTATTTCTAACGTTGAAATACTTGGCCCTATTTTTCTTTATCCAATCCATTATCGTAACTCCGTCCTGTACGAACTCATCGAATTCTTTCCTCTCTATAAATTTTTGACCTTTGTTGTCTTCTATAGCCAATTTATAATTTTCGTACATTCTCTCTTTGAGATACTCGGTCGTATCTATAGAATTAGCGGCCTTTGCGGACTTATCGAACATAACTTGTAAGTAGTGTTGAATAGTCTCGTGAAACGCAGTACCGAACACCAAATAAATGGAAGGTTTAAACTCTCGATGTTTTTTTACGTAAGTCAAATACCACTGGTGTTGACACTGCGAATACATCGAATATTGGCTATAACTTATCGCCTTTTGGTAAGCGTGATTTACCTTCCAGTCGTGCTTAGGCATAACTCAAGAATATTTCTCTCTGATTAATTTTCCAAGTTCAGCATCGTTGGGTTGAGACCTAACCAAATCTTGGATGTCTTGCGATTGCATTCTTAATTTTTTGCAGTATTGAGCAGCGTCTAATAGCTCTTCGTACAAATGATTAAGAAAGTTATCTTTGTTGTTTTGGTGAATGGTAGTACCGTATTTTTTAATACCCACGTCTGATCTTGATTGTAGATCTTCTATCACGCTGGTTGTAACGTAATCCTTGATTACTTGTGTACTCATTCTTGCTCACTTTTTAATCCTTGGGGAGTTAACTCTGAATTGACGTGTCCGCACTTTGCGCAACAGAATGTTGGAATAGGTACGATAGCATCTTGATCGGTACCAGCAAGAAATTTGCTTACTTTTCTAATAAAGATTGCTTCTCTAAATACATGAGATCCACAATTTTCACAAATCATGGGAGTAGTCTTATCAAGCGATACGTTGGGTTGCTTGACGCCTTGTAAAGTTTGTTGATTCATAAAGTTTTTTTATAAATCTAACAAACAATTAGTTTACAATAAATTAATTGTTTTTGGTACGACAGATTATTCAGCGGGAGCTTCTGCGTCGTCGGCGAAAAAGTTGGAAACAAATTTTCCAGCTATGGCGATTACCATTATGATAGTGCCGACAATCTCATGGCCGCTCAATGCAGTTAAACCTGCAGCAAAAGTTCCTGCTGCAGCAAGGCTATCTCCAAACACTCTTATTCTTTTTGGAGTTGGAGAAAAATAATATTTCCATCCGAATTTTAACTTATTCATCGCTTGTGATATTTTCTGTTTATAAATATCTTGCTAAGTCTAAATACGCGATGAATTTTTTTATTAATGAGTGCTACGTATTTTTCTGATTGAGTCATAGCCACCCATTTACCTAGCACGCTTCCAGATATGTACATAACTATTATTAGCCAATCTCTAGCGAACAATCTTTCTAAGGAAAGGTACATGGAAAACAGCGATATCAAATTAATCCACAGTGAATTTACCATTAGAGCAAACACCTTATTTTCATAAGTGTATTTTATCTCCATCGTCTTAAAGACATTAAATAACACTTGAAATACGAATACCGCTATGTAAATTTTCATGGGTGGCCAGATTCTTACGATACTTTTAGTTTATTGATCGCGTAAGAAAAATCTAAAGAATTTTGGCCATTTCTTAACCACATATTCATTAAATCTCTCGGACGATCATTTGGTTTTTTAGCCAAAATACCTACTTTAAATTCTCTAAACCATTCTGATTCTGTTGGTCGGTTGGCCGGCATCACCGGGGGTTTTGTTTTAGTCATAACTTATCTTTTAATGTTAATGTAAATATACTACATAATCCACTAATAGGTAAATTTAATTTTCGAGTATAACGTATCGTTCTATTTTAACATCGAGTGTAATCTGGCCTTATCTACGACACCCCGTGCACTCGTAAGAATTTGTCCCGTACTCGAATCTTTAATTATCAAAGTTGGTATAGAAGTTATTTGATACATACTAGCAATTTCTGGACTCGCGTCGATATCTACGTATTGTACTGGAGTGCCCGTTTCTTGTGAAACTTGTTGTACTATCGGTTTAAATTTAGAGCATGGAGTGCACCATGGTGCGCCAAAATAAATAACTGATTTTTTCATTGTCTTAATTTATTGTGTTTATTATCTGTGTATCCAGTTTGAAAACAACTTTATTGTTAAATAATACTTTCCGTAATTTTTAAATACTTCTTCGGAAGTTGCAACTTTTCCTTTTACTACTGCGAATTTGTTTTTGTCTATGGCTCTACTTAACTTTATAGATTGATCTAAATCGTGACATGTATCGTATATCCTATTATTTTTTGCTACATCGCTCCTATACATCATAAACGAATTTGTACAAGTGGGAAAATTGGACAACACTCTGTCTCTAAAAAATTCAAATATTCTATAGTATTTCGAATATCCGTTTTTTGCGATTAGTTTAACTGTTACTAAATCTAAGGATCTTCTGTGCATACTTTCTATGCAGCGTCTTAATAAGTTTTTATCAGTTATTATCGTATCACATTTCATAAACAGTACGTACGGAGTCTTTATGTAATCTTCCACTTTTGAATTTTCTTCTACTATCTTTATGACTTGATGACTTTGTTTTTGATAATCTAAGAGTCTTTGCTTTGTGATTTCGTCATTAGATAAATTTAAAACTACTATTTGACAATCTATTTTTTGGTAAAATAACAATTTTATTGAATTCACGGAAGTTTTTTGTCCGTCACAAGAAACTACTATGGTTAATTGCTTGTTCACGCATATAAATATACGCTATTTTTTTCTCTTGCCAGCCTCGTACGCAAGTTTTATGTGATCGTAAAGTTCCTCCAAAGTGCCATCGAAACTTTCCATTATTTTCATTAGATCGTCTTTACTCACGTTAAAACACTTTTTAAAAGATGAACATAAGCTTTTCATTATGTTTGCTTCGTCTTTCTCGTAATCTTCGTTAAGTCTCCTCATTCTTTCGCAAAACAACGATCGCACTTCTAATTCTTCCTCTAGATTTTTACACGTGGGTAACTTATCTTCCAATAAATATTGTTCGTGTTCTGCCTGATATAGGTAATCAGATGGATCGAAATCTCCGTTAATTATCCTTTGTTTAAGCGGATATTTTTCTGGCAATTCGTTACGATACTCGTATCTTCTCCACCAATAATATCTGTTGTACTTCTTTTTAGTTAGTCTGGATAACTTTTGTTCGACGTGATCCCTACTCATGTAAACTACCATAACCTTTATTTTAATTTAAACCAATGTCTTTCATAAAGATGTAGGTTAGTGATAAAAAAATGCATACTACCAACTTCGTATCCTGTTTTTTCAGAAACTTCTTCCATTAATTTAGAAAAACAATATTGATCATTACAAAATCCATACCACAAATCTATAGATCTTGCGAATACTGATAATTGTAACCTATCGTCGCTAACGTAGAAGTTAAGAGCTAAATTACATGGCGTATCGTACTTGTAAGAATCAAGTTCGTCTATGTCGTAGTGAATTAACACAGCTTTTCTAGTGTATTTATTGTTTTTAATTTCAGTTATCATCCTATCAAGCTGGTTATTCAAATTCCAAAAGTAACCGTAATTCGATATGACGTTAGTGGTGCCTGGAATCATCATGTTTTTCCATATCTTAGCGCGCTCTGATATCTCGGACGCGTCCCTATTTCCGCTTAAGTACCAAGAATACTCGTACTCTGCATAATCTTCGTTGAATTTTCTCTCTGGAGTTGTTATCGTTCTCTTCTTCGGAAATGTTATATTGAAAGATTGATTAAACACAGCTTTAGTGTTTGCAAAATCTCTACCGTACATCATAACATAAGCATATAAGCTTTCGAATGCCTCTGTCGGAGTTTTATAAATCTTATTCATACTTTTCTACTTCTATGTATTGCTTTAAAAAATCAACGCTTCCATTGTCTCTACTAAACAATTCCAAATATACAACTCTTTTCACACCCGATTGCAATATTAGTTTCGAGCAATCTTTACACGGAGAAAGAGTACAGTACATCGTGGAATTTTCAGTGCTCGTACCCATCCTTGCGGCTTTGAGCAGCGCATTGCTTTCTGCGTGGATCACTTCGTCTTTTGTTACGAGTTTAAATCTACCTAAATCATCAGTGTGAGGCCACTTTTCTTGTATCGTATCTTCATCTATCCAAGCACCAGCTTCTGAAGACACATACATCTTATCTTCGCAAGTATTGCACGCGCCTGCAGGGGTACCGTTGTATCCAAAGGATACTATATTCAAGTCTTTTACGAGTAAAGCTCCCACTTTAGCTCTTACGCACTTGGACATCGATGCTATTTCCTTAGCTACGTTTAAAAAGACCCTATCCAATTCTTTTTGCGAAGGCATTATTATTAATTTTTTACGTAAGTGCCGTTTTGCATTTTTCCAGTACGATTCTTTATTTCGTCGTAAGCGCTTTGAATACAATGCTCTATATCGTATCCTCCCAATTTGGCCAAATTTGTTAGTACTACTACGCAATCTCCTATCGCGTCCACGAACTCCTCTTCATCGTTTTTTAGCACTGATTGGGACAGCTCGCCTAATTCTTCTACTAACTTAATTAGTTGCGTTTTCTTGTCGCCCTTATCGTAAATTCCACGCTCTTGGGCCCAATTTCTAATTTTTTCAAATACTTCAATTTTTTGATACTCCATTTGATCTTCTTTTATGTTTATTTGATATTTTTCTTTCAATTCTGAGCTAGATAAAAATTCTGTTTTTCCCAATGTATGTTGATACGCGTCTTCCCACACCATCAAGTACATGTCTTCGAAACCTGTTTTTATTACGTGCACTACTTCTGGCTCTTCACCCAACTGATACGTAGTCATGGGTACGGGCTTTTTAGTTTTATGAAACGCGTAATAATTTTTTAATTCTTGTAGGTACTCGCTATTTGTTTCCGCTTGCGTCAGTTCCGTTTGTTCCATTTTTTTGTTTTTTGTTTAGGTAATTATCTAAAGACGCCATGTAAGCCGCAGCATCTAGATAGTTGTCTTGTTTATAATTCCAGGAAGCTCTGGATAGCTTGAGAGCTATTAATACGTTATATACATCGAAGGCAGTTAACTGCTTCCTGGTGAGCTCGGATGCTATCCTGGCTGTTTGTTCCATGCCTTCTTCAAAGGGACCATACATTCTTTCAGCTTCTTCGTTACGAGTAAACACAATCTCGTGTGCCCTTTCTAAAATACTTTTTTCTTTAATCATAACTGTTAATTTACTAAATTATAACCTTATTAAAAAATCAATCTTTGTAGTGTTTTTCAAAATCTGTGAAGTCTCCCCACTCCCTACTAGAATTTATGTCTTTAGCTTTAATAGTTGGCTTCGGCATATTGGGTGCCACGTTCCAAAACCAGTCTCCTTGTTTACCGTATTTTTTAAGCATTTCCCAACCCTTAGCATCGTAAGTCGATATGCAATCGAACGGTGTATTAACCCTAGCGGGTTTCAAAAACGGTCTGTCGTAAGAATAAAATTTTGCACGACCCAATTCGCCTTGCTGAACGTTTCTTGCAACAGCGACAGCATTAAACTCAGCGTTTGGTATAGCTATCTGTAAAGTTCTCGATAATACTCCTGTGGAAAACACAGTCCACATCGTATCTATACCTAAGTTTTTAAAGGTCTCATAAAATATTCTAACACCACCAGCAACAACCGATTCGTGCTTCAGTCCAAACGGAAGATACTTTGCTCCTACCCTTTCAGCGAATTGTTTTGCCCAAATATTAGCTGTTGGCATCGCAGGTATTTTTACGAATAGAGGAATTCCTCCGTTTTCTATAGCAGATAGTTGATGCTCAGAGGCATCCTTAGACGCTGGTATTACCAAATACAATTTTTTATTGTACTTCTTTGCAAGATAACACAAAGAGTATGGAGCATAACCGGTTCTCGGAGCAACGTAAACCATAGAGTCTTCTTTAATTTGACTTATCATAAAGTCTGCCATTTTGGCTTTGGTACCAAACTGAAAGTCTCCGTCATCAACTACGTTAAATCCATCTATTTGTTTAATTGAAAATGTAAAGTTAAACTTATAATCTTTGGTCATTTCTAGGTAATAATTCAAGTCTTTACCTTCTGATAGATCCAAATTCGATTGATCTGTTGCTTTATTTAGAAACATTTAGTATTTCGTTTAAGTATGGATAATTTTTTGGACGTAGATGAACAGAACTTTTTTGCTCAAGTATATCTAACATTTTAGTTCCGTCTTCGTCTATCCATTCCTCGGGCCATTGAATAGTTTTAAGTCCCGATTCATTCATAATCTTGTTTGCGACTTCTCTAATTTCCATTCTCTCTCCCCTTGTTCCAAAAAATGGTTGCTTTTTATAAAGTCCAGTGCCGGGAATCTTTCTCGATTCGTGCTCTACAGGAAGTAAATTCACTAAAGTAGCGTTTTTAAATTGTTTTGCAAACTCTACGTATCGTGTAAATAGATCTATCGTCGCTTGTTTAGGATTATCTTGTCTCATCAGATGAAAACGTAAATCTATATTGCCAAAATACAAAATAACTTCATCGTATATTTCGTTCAATACGGGTTGCCAAGGAGAATTAGCAGTAATCGCTTCAGGCGTATTTCTTTTTAGAAATCCATGTAAAGTTCTACCAGCAGTAAAATCTAAAGAATACCCAGGTTTCCACACAGATAAAGCATGAGAATCACCTATAACCGCCTTCCTGCTTTGTAAGGCATGAGCTAATAGTGTGTTATACCATCTAATATATTTTGCTTCTGGAAAAGTGGCATCTATTTTTAATCTTTTATTAAATTGATTAAAATCAAAAACACGATTGGAATATCTTAATTCTCCTTTGAAATCGGCTATAGCTCTCATCTTTTCGTAGTGTATCTCTTGAGGTCCGCCGGGAATATTGAATGATCCCTCTACAAAATTTACTCCTTCGCAAATGTACAATATATCGAAATACTTCCAGTCTTTTGGACTAGGATTTACTACGACATCGTCAGTTGGGTGATTGTCTCTTAACATTCTTGTTTGTATGATTCCGTAACCACCTCCTTGAGAATTTAAAGTAGTTCCTACGTTTGCTAACATACTAATTAATCCTATTTTCATATTATACGTTTAATTTTTATTAAATACTTCCGGAAATGCTATTTTAACCTTATTATACGTGTCAAACATTTTTTCAGATTCCCAATCTATAGCATTCATGTGCTTATTTATTTCATTGTCATGTAAACCACGCATACGTTCATAGGCCACGTCCGTACCACAACCGAAACCTAATGAAAATATTTGTAAATCTCTGTCCATATTATACGTTTAATATTAAAATTACTTAATCTTTTTGTATTTCAAAAATTTAAAAAGTAAGTAACATAAAAAAGCCCTCTTAATTGAGGGCTTTGATTTTATCCTTTAAGCAAGGTCTTTTTAATATCACCGTAAGTCATCGACGTTGTATTTGCCGTAGTCGTAGTAACATAATTTAAATTCGCTGTACCTGTAATAGCTGCGGGGCCAGGGCTGCGATATATGAAGTCTGGACTTATAGTGGAATTGTATTCTCCAGTACCACTCATGAAATTCAAACCGCTAACTGAGGTGTTTGATACTAAAAAGGGCGTAAGACCACCTCCACTTGATCGAGCTCGTCTAAATATTGCTCTGGAATTTCCCGGCTGGCTAACACGAAAGCTGAATCTTTACTTTGCGATAAAATGGTTTTTGGTTCTACTAACAATTTTGATTTTTTTCCCGCCTCGTGTTGTTCTTTTGTGGGGTGCCAAATCACAGCATACTGAAATAACTGTTGTTTCATGGTTTTTGTTTTTTGTTATTAATACATTCCCATCATTGGGTCTTGTTGTTTTTCTTCTTTGTCTTTCTTTTCGAAAACTACGCTTTCTGTAGTCAATACTGTGCCTGCAACAGATACCGCGTTCTTTAGAGCAGTTATTACCACTTTAGCTGGATCTATTATTCCTGATTCGAAAGCGTCTACGATTTCGTGATTTTTTGCATCGTACACTTGACCGCTTGCTGGTACTCGATCCCACCAATTTTCAACTCCTGAGTTGGACAATATTTTTTTGAACGGAGCTTCCAAAGCTTTTTTAACTATGGATTGGGCTATAGAACGATTAGGATCTGTCGTATCTTCCAATTCTCTCGCTGCGTTTAGTAAAGTCGTTCCTCCTCCAGGTACGATACCATCCGAAAGCGCGGCTTTAGTTGCGAACAGCGCGTCTTCTACTCTGTCTTTCTTTTCTTTAATTTCTATCTCTGAGTTTCCTCCGACACTTATTATTGCAACCCCACCTACAAGTTTACCTAACCTTTCTTGTAACTTTTCTTTTTCGTAGAAAGAGCTAGCTTTATCAATTTGAGTTTTGATTTCTTCTATCCTCATTTCGATCGATTCTTCAGATCCCTTTCCGTCAACTATTGTCGTTTCTTCTTTGGATACTGTGACCATTCTAGCTCTACCCAAATATTTAGAAATTTCGGATCTTGAAATCTTATCAAGCTTGTGTCCCTTGTCTTTAGACATTACTACACCTCCGGTGATAACTGCCATATCTTCTAACAAAAGAGTTTTTCTATCTCCAAAATCTGGAGCTTTTACAGCACAAACTTGAACTATGCCGCGCATCTTGTTAACGATAAGCGTAGCAATTGCTTCGTCTCCAAAATCTTCTGCGATTACAAGTAGAGGTTTATTCTCTGCGTTAACTTTTGTCAACACTTCCACCATCTCTTGAGCAGTGGATATTCTACCGTCGTAGAATAAGATATAAGGATCTTCCAACGCTGCTTGCATAGTCGTATTGTTTGTAACGAAGTACGGAGATTTATAGCCTCTGTCGAATTGCACGCCTTCCACTATTTCCAAACTTGTTTCTCCTGTCTTCGATTCTTCGATAGTTACTACGCCCTCTCTACCAACTTTCTCTAAAGCGGAAGATATTAATTCTCCAACTTCGGAATCGTTGTTACCAGATATTGTGGCGACTTGTCTAATTTGATCTTGCGTAGAGATATCTATAGCGTTGCGTTTGATTATTTCAAGAACTAACGCTGAGACATTATTTATTTCGTTTTTTATGGCGACAGCGTTAGTGCCTTGACGAATGTGTTTTAATCCCTCTTTAATCATTTCGGTAGCTAACAGCGTAGAAGTCGTAGTTCCGTCTCCTGCTTCGTTTGCAGATTTTATAGAAACTTGCTTCACTAAAGTTGCTCCAATAGTTTCAATTGGATCTTCCAATTCTCCGAAGCTTTTGGCTACAGTTACTCCGTCTTTAGTAGCTTTTATTTCTCCACTCTGTTCTTTTATTATTACCGTTCTACCGCCAGGTCCCAACGTAGAAGATACAGCAGTATTTAGCTTATCTATACCTAATGATAATTTTTCTTTAAGCTCTTGTCCAATTACAAATTGTGTTTTACTCATGCTATTATTATTCTTTTATTATTGTTCCTAAAATTTCTGATTCTTTGGTCATAAAATAATCTTCTCCATCTATCACTATGCGTTGAGATCCTAATTTGGGAATCAACGCTACATCTCCGATGTCAAACGTAGAATCTATGTAAGTTCCAGTGTGATAGTTGTATTGTTCAGATATCGCAACAACTTCACCCATCTCAGGACGCTCTTGACCGAGGTTTGGTATAATGATGTTTCCATAAGCCTCTTCTGTGAGCTCTATTGGCTTTAACACAACGTAACCGTTTTTCGGTATGATTTTTGATTTTTGTTTCATGATTTTTATTTAATTGTTTCGGTTTCTTGTTCCTGCGGTTGTTCAGAAATTTCCAGTTTAGTTACCTCTTCGTCTGGTATTATTTCTAGGTCTTGAACCATCTCGCAAAAGTAAAGGTAGCCGTCCCTTCTGAAAACGTGTTCAGAGTAGTATACCTCTTTTGCTGCGTCTACATTCTTAACGTGTTCTTCTCTAACTATCCTTTTTACTCGATAGAGTTGATCGTTAACATTTATAAATTGATTGATTAAAGACATAACTTGAATTCGGTAGGTCCCTTAAATATAACTAAGCTTTTACTTCTGGTAAAGTTCTTGTTTGTGGTTTGAAAGTTAATTTTTTACTCTCTTTGTTTTCTTTAGTGGGTATTGAAATTACCAAAAGACCCTTATCCATGTCTGCAGAAAGCTTAGTCAAGTCGTACTTGGCAGAAACTTTCCAGCTCAAATCAAAAGCCCTTTTTGCTATTCCTCTATAGAGGTACTTCTTTGTGTCTGCTTCTTTTCTTTCTGGTAAGTATTTGATTCTTAGGATATCATTATCGACTTCTATATCGATGTTTTTGGATTCGATACCCACTACGGCAATTTCGAAATTAATGCCTGTGCTTGTTTCGTAAATGTCAACTGGGTAGTTGATTTTTTCTGTTAATAAATTGAAATTGTTTGTGTGATCAAGCATGTTCTTCCATAATAAATCGAACATGTTGTCAAATTCTTCAATGCTTAGAGCGTTGCTCATAATTCACCTCCTGTGTGTTTTAAATTGTTTTGTTAATCGAAATTTAACTAATTCGCAACTTGGACCTACCGTATCCAAATCTACTATAAATATAGCGAATATACGAATTGAATAAAAATTTTACTTTTTGGTGCTATTTTTATCTTCGTCTTCAGTTTGAGCACTCTTTGATTTCCACTCTGATTTTGAAACGTACTTCCAAGTGTTTCCCACCATATTCATAGCTGTTTTATCTTCTACTCTAATTACGTTTCCAGTTTTTTTGTTTTTTACGCACTTCATATTTTATGTATTTTTTATTGTTAAAATTAAGCGTGGCCGTCTCTCCAATTGTGAGATATTACGGGCTCTGCGTGTAATGGAACATTTAATTTAGTGGTATTTTCCATGCAGTATTGCACTATTTCAGCAGCTTCTTTTGAATGAGACTCTTCCACTTCTACGATTAATTGGTCGTGTATTTGAGCGCAGACCCAACCAACTATTCCTTTTTTTGCAAATTCTCTATTTATTGCAATTGCAGCTCTATTAACTATCGAAGCCGCTAGAGATTGAATCTGAAAATTCATGCTATTATTAAGACCGTTCTTATAATCTCTTTTTATATTGGTAACTTTATTTTCTCCGTATATTCTCTCTAACATCTTTCTTGCTTCCCAATCTAACATAGCGTCACCTATAGTTTCGTAAATCTTCTTAACTTTGGGTAAGTGTCTAATTCTACCAACTTGAGTTTTTATGAAACCGTGCTCTTTTACTTGAATGTTAGATCTTTCCATCCACTTTTTTAACTCTGGAAATCCATCTAAATAACCATCAACTAGTTTTTTCGCTTCTTTGGTGGGTATTTCAAGATTTTTACCCAGAGCGTACGCGCCCATGCCATAAGGTATACCCAAAGCATAAGCTTTCGCTTTACTTCTAACTTTAGGCAAATGCTTTCTTAAGTAATTGTCTGCTTTTTTGTCTGGAGAATAGTCTTTGTATCCTTCTGTTTTTATAGCGATCGTGGAATAGAAATCGTAATCTTTTCTAAAAATTTCCATCAAGCCCTCGTCTCCGGATACGTGAGCAAACACACTCGGTTCAAGAGAAGTGTAATCGTCGTCTATAAAAACATTACCTTCTTCAGGCACAAAAAACGCCCTTACCATGTTGTTGTAATGAATTACGACTGGATCATCGTCGCCTTCGTCTTTTGGTCTTGGTAGCTGTTGTGCGTCCGAACCGTATCTGCCGGATATTGTTCCGTGTTGCTTGTAAGAAAAGTAATATTTACCGTCTTCCGAAGATTCAAGGAATCTATCAATGTAAGTAGAAGATATTTTAACCAATCGATTGTAAACTCGCAAGTCTTTTGCCCACTGCTCTTTATCTGCTATAGATTGTATAAAATCATCGTCGAATTGATCTGCGCCTTTTTTAGTTTTAGAGAGAGGCTTGAATCCCATTACTCCAAAAACTATTTTTCCCATTTGAAGTTTGGACTGGATGTTTATATACCCATCGTTTGCGTCCTTCCACATCTTCATAGAAACTTTTTCTAGGTTACTCTTTATAGAATCATCTATTTCTCCAGTAACCAAAAACTTCTTGTACGAAGAATCGGGCATTACATAAATAGTTCTCTTTACTATGTTGTATTTTTCTTTTTCGCTATCGTACTCTATGGGTAAATCGTACATTTTAGCTAGTTCTTGAGCAAACTGTCCTTTATTCGTTGGAGGATACGCTGTTATTGCTTCGTTTACTACCCAAGCTCTTACTCCTTCATGAGATAGTATGTTAGTCAATACCCTGGTCTTGTACTCAGCTAGAGTGTTGACAATGTCTTTTTTTGCTTGACAAATCAAATCCATATCCAGTTTTACACCCTTTTCTTCCATTTTTATGGTTACTTCTTTACAAAGGGGCATGACTTCGTCGACAAAAAAGAAATTAGATAGTTCTTCTTGATGTAATATCTTCAAATAATAGTCACAAATTCTCAAAGTCAAATCAGTATCAGTTGCGGCGTATTTAGCCAAAACGTTTAAGTCAGCTTTATATATTTCAAAGTTAGAAGAAGTTACAGAACCTCCGTTTGCTTTTATCGAAGCTTTAAGCTCTAACTGCTCTTCGTTAGCCGCCTTTTCTACGTCCAAACCTATTTCTTGTTGTATAGCTTTAGCTATCTCTTTTAGCGCAAATTTTCCATTAATTCCGTCTTCCTTTACGGTGTGAACTAAAAGGATAGTATCTATGTAAAGAGCTTGAGTCAAATCTACTCCGTAACAATGCTTTACGAATCTACAGTCGAAAGAAGAATTGTGCATGATTAGTTTCTTTTTACTAATCACATCACGTATAAACATTGTTGCTATTTTTTCTGTTTCTACTAAAGTTCCATCGCAGTCTATAAAGTATTTTTCTAATTGATCAGATTCTTTATTGTACACATAAGTTGGTAAATAGTAACCGTTTCCAATTTCTGTGCTTATAGAAAATCCAACTATTTTACCCTGTCTGGGATTTAGAGAATTGGTTTCAGTATCAAAAGATAAGATGTCCGCTGCTTTAGCAGCTTGTGTCATACCTAAGAGTTTATCGTAGGTATCTACTAGTACATAACTTTTTTCATTCATAATCAAATATAACTTATTGCTTGCTAATACAAAAAATTAAATATTAAGTGAGTCAGAATCTTTGTACGGAAAGATTTCGTTAAGCTTATCTCTTCGTCTTTTACACCCACAATCTTTTTTACCAAACATTTTTGCTACAAACTCGGCTAATTTATCGAGTCCAAAAAAATGTGTAAATTTTTCAATAGTGTCGCCTAAGCCTCTAGATTTCATTAATTATCTAGTAGAGTTGTTAGAAAATAAGCTATCGTTAGAATCTACTGGTAAAGTTGTTACTTTAATAGGCGGTACTGGAGCGAATTGACTCGTTATCTGTTTTTGTTTAGTTTCCACCGTAGATTCTGGCGCCGCCAACGAACTTTTTATTGTATCTAAACTAACTTTTGATTTTACGCTCTCTTGAGGATCAAGATCGCTAGTTTTTGTATCCAAACTTTCTCCCCTTGCTTGATTGGGTTTTGGACCCAAAGATGTATTGTTATCGGATATAGATGAGTCTTTTATTCCGGACGTATCTTTTGGACCGAGTATACTATTTAATTCTAAAATAGACATGATTTTTGTATAAATATCACTTAATAGTAGTATTGTTTTCGCTATTTTCTTGAGTCGTAGCGTTTCTATAAGCTAGCTGTAGTATTATGCGAGCTACTTGTCCGTAAAGTATATCTATGTCTTTCTTTACTTTATAGATCAATCTAAGCTGATAAACTTGTAATATCGTTAGCAGTACTCCCACTGCTCCGAATATAACCTCTTGTGTTAACGTAATTGTCATTGTAACTTGTTTTTTAATATTAAGAATCCCACCTAACTACAAATACGATATCTGTGTTTCTTGGTATGGGTATTGGGTTTGCAAATTTTCCAACCACAATCAATTCGTTTTTTTGATTGTACAAACCTATTGTAGTTGCGTAAGGTCTAAAGTCTGATCCTGTTATGTTATTCGCGACTGAGCCGTCTGTACCGGGCTCTATAGCGGTCGGATTTTGAGTGTAGTTAAAGTCATTTTCGTTCACTCTACACCTTACTTCTGTTTGATATATTGTGTTCTCGCTCTTTATTCTTAATGTGTACGGCATACGAATATAAATATCAGGCTTCGCAACTCGCGCAGGCCAGGATGTCCCGGGTGAACTGCTGAGCTGCATTTACTGAGAATTGATAATAAAGTCCCTTCACCCCAAGACTCTCTGCTTCGAGTATCAAAGCGTTAACGTCTTTTACAGGTACAGAGGGGTGTATCATTAGATTTAAAGACTGTCCTTGATCTATGTATTTTTGTCGTTGACTGGCTTGAATTATTACCTCCCTCTGGGAAATCTCTGAAAAGGTTTTAAACACATTTTTTTCGTGTTCTGTTAAAAAATCTAAGTGTTGAACGCTTCCAGCCCTTTTGAGTATGCTATTCCAGGTTTCTTCTGTATTTTGACCTTTACTCTCCAATAGTTCTAATAGATACGGATTCTTAACAGTGAATTTTATCTTTGCAAGATCAGTTACGTAATAATTAGATTTTACTGGTTCGTTAGATTCTGACGCTTGACCCAATATGAAAGCTGAAGATTTTGTGGGAGCGTCCGCCAACAGCGTGGTGTTCCTTCTACCGTAACCCTTTAACAATTCAGGTTCGCCAAACATGTCTGCCAATTCTTTTGATGCTGTGTAAGCTTCCTCTTTCATGAATTTTGCTATCTTCACGTTTTCTATTTTGGCTTCCATGGATTCGAAAGGTATCATTTTACTTTGCAAATAACTGTGCCAACCGAGTCTACCAAGTCCGAGAGCTCGATGTCTCTCTGCGAATCTGGTTGCTCTATCCATGAACTTTATTTTTTTAGATTTCTCTATGAATTCTTCCATCACAGTATCCAAAAAATACACCATTAACTTTACTGCGTCTGTGTTGTACCACTCATCGAAGTATCTCAAGTTCATAGAACACAAGCAACAAACAAAAGACTCAAATTCGTCAGATGGTAGTTGAATTTCGTTACACAAATTTGAAGCCAATATTCTCATTGCCTTATCTTTGTATACGTCTACTGTATTCTCGTTAGCGTTGTCGATGAATTCTATATAAGGGTACCCAATTTCTGATCTTATTTGCAACACTTTGGCCCACACTTTTCTCTTTTCTTGATCTCCGTCTTTCATTTGTTGTAACCACTCTCGCGGTGCGCAAACTCCAAAAGATAAATCTTGAATGGGACTTCCTTCACTCCTTATCGTCAAAAACTCCATAATATCCTTATGGTTCAAATCTAAATAAGCAGCGAAGTTTCCTCTACGAGTTTTTCCTTGACTAACTACGTTTATCAAATTATTGAACATTTGCATTTGATGTACCGCTCCTGAAGAGTAACCGTTGTTTTTTATTTCTGAACCGCGAGCTCTTAAATGACCAAAATATCCAGAAGTTCCGCCTCCCATCTTAGTCATCATACCGACCTCAGCTACGGATTCTAATATGCTCTCCATGCTGTCTCCCACGTAAGATCCAAAACAAGATATTGGAAGCCCTCTGTCTGTGCCGTAGTTTGTCCACACCGGAGTGGAAAAACTATACCATCCCTTTTGTACGTTCTCTTTAAACTTCTTTGCGAAACCTTCTATTCTAAGTCTCTTTTCAGCTGTTTCACAAATTATTGTAACTCTCTCATCTATAGTTTGATTTGGAAGTAAATAATCTCTTTCCAAAAAAGTCTTGCTTTGCTCTGTTAACCACCTATAGTTATTTTCCATAATTAAAATAGATCTGCTTCCGTTATTGATTTTGTTTTCTTTGAATATGTAACTGCTTTCTTGTTGAAAAAATCCGTGTTTACTTCAGCGTACACCTCTTCTTCGAACCACTTGAGTTGATTAACCAACTCTTGATCGATTTCAAATACGGCTTCTCCGCCTATCATTTTTACACTATCATTAAATCTACTTTTGATGTACTCTTTAAGCACGTCTTTTGGTAAAAAGTCTAATTCCCCTTGTTCGAATATCCAATCAATTATCTTGCTCTCAGCTTCATACGCTTTCTTACAAGCGCGATATATTTTCGTATAAAACTCTTCGTTGAACCATTCTGGAAATTCTTCTTTAACTTTGTTGATAACATAAGATCCCAATAAAGCGTGTACTGTTTCTTCTTTTTGGGTAGCTTGCACAACGTTATCTATGTCTTTCAAAACATTTTTATGCTTATTGAACGCTTTTATTATGGCGAATTGACTAAACAAACTAACGTTTTCTATAAAAAGTGAAAAAAGCGCTAGAGTTAACGTGTAATTTTCATCGCTGTTTGTCGAAGCGCCACGCAAATACTTTGTCAAGTAATCTACTCTACCTTGGATAACAGGCTCTTGTAATAAGAGTTCAAAATCTCCGTTTAAGTTTAACACCTCCAATAAGTGAGAATACGCTCGTTCGTGGCGAACTTCAGATTCTGCAAACGTAGAACCAACAGCATTAAACTCAGGTTTAGGAAACCTATCATATAATTTGCCCCAAAAAGTCTTAACACTTACTTCTATCTGAGATATTGCAAGCAGCGTATTCTTTATGGCGTTTTTTTCGTGAGGAGCAAGCTTTACGTGGAAATCGTGTATATCACTCATAAAATTCCACTCTGTGTGTATCCAATAACTGTGATTTACTGCGTCGACATACTCCATGACCTCTGGGTATTCGAATGGTTTAAAGTTAACTCTTTTATCAAATATTCCCATAATTTTGTTTTTAAAACATAAAAAATAATATCTACTCGAAGAACTTTCCGAGCCCTTCGAATGTTTGTAACTATTCCAATAATTAATGACGTGTATTTTCGCAACCAAAGATCAGGCATTGTATGATATTTGTTGTATTTCCTTTTGGGTTAGGCGTATACTAAACTTATTGCCTTGATGCTTGGATTTGCTTGAATAAATATTCTATTTTGTACTTAATTCAAAGAATTTTTGAGCCAAGTACTTTCTTTCGTCGCTACTAAATCCGCCTATTTGTTGCTTAGGTTGAGAATTTCCATCGTCGAAAGTTAGATCATCATCGTTCATTTGAGAGTTACTCACATCTATAAATCCACACGCAGTATTTACAGTGGCCGAATACGTCATACCATCGCCGCCGTATCTGTTTTTCATAATGTGTATTCTACCAGTACCGTTAACTTTGTCCATTCTTTTTCTCGATAAAGACATGGCAAAATCCGCTATCATTAGTTTGTTGTAAGATCCTGCGGCTTTATCTCCTTCGATAACATCGTCCTTAGCGCCAGCACGATTAACTTGAGATACGGTCCATATAGGCACTTTGAGTTCTCTTGCCATTCCCTTTATGCTTGCGTATAGATCGTCCAATTCATCTTTCCGCTCTTTGCTCCTGTGAACAGGTTTGAGTAGATCGACGTAATCTATTATGATCAAGTCGGGAACTATGCCCATGTTTTTACACTTGTTATAGTGATTTTCTATTGCGTGAGGACTAGCTTTTCCCATAGAAAATTCTCGTATGATCAACTTTCCTGGTAATTTACTTACAGCTTCTTCGACCTCGGCTCTGTGCATGTGTATGTCTCGTACGTCTATTCCTGTGAATATAGCATCGTACCTTTTACCCACATAATCTTCTGAAAGTTCTAGTGTGTAATGGGCTACCGTCATACCGGCTTTTACAGCCATTGCTCCAAGGTTAACTAGCATCCAAGATTTACCTCCTCCTGGATTTCCGAATATTAGTCCCAAATCTCCAACTCCCAGTCCACCAGCCAACAATTCATTGACGTTTGGCCACGGCGTAGGTACTACTTTTCTAACATCTTGTCTAAATCTAGACTCAACGTCCCTATCGTATTCGTGACCTATCGACTTGTCTTGCCCAGACTTAAGAGCGTTTTTTATAATAAGCTCTATCTCTTCGTATTTACCGTTTTCTAGTAAACTAACCGAATTTAATATTGCTTTTTTTATTTGTTGATTTCTACAAAAATTATTGAATTCTTGCTCAACGTACTCTCTATCTTCGTTACTGGCTTTTAAAGACTCTTTTAAGTTTTCTATTACAGACACACGCAACACTTCGTTGTCGATCTTCTTCACTTCTGCTTGCAAAGAGTCCAGAGTGGGTACTGTATTGTACTTATAGTAGTACCTAAGCACTTCTGCGACTATCCACTGACCAGATGGACTATCGAAGTAGTCTTTTTCTATCGCGTCGTGTATATTTTGTAAAAACTCTTTGTGTTTTAATAAACTCGATAGTACTTTTATTTGAAAACCGTGTCCGTATTGATTTAGTGAATTTAATACCATTATTATTTTATGTTTTTTTAATTGGCTGATACTGCGAATGACACTGGTAAGCTTGGTGCGTTTATAACTTGGATGTTTTTGTAAATACACGCTCTAGTATATTTTATAACCTTTTCTTCGCCAGAGAATACTAATCTATTATCAGAGCATTGAGCAATCATTGGAAGTGTCTCTTCTCTTTCACAATAAAGTATAACACTTATATTCTCTTCTTCATCTTTTATATGATATTTTTTATAGTTTTGTAATCTTTCATCTAGTGTGCCATACATTGTATTTACGAAGCCAGAACATGTGTGTTTAATAAGATTACCAAAAACATCTTTTTGTCCATCTGTATATGTTAGCTGAAATACTGGAGTATTAATTTTATATATTTTCACTCTATTCTCATGTGCGAAAGATAATAGAGGAGAAAATGCTATAGCTCCAGCAGATAGACTCAAAGTTTTTAAGAAAGCACCTCTATTCATGTTTTTTTATTTTACTCAATTCGTGAAAAGCGTTGTATAACCACGACTGTAAGTTATTTATGGAATTTCCTAAATCGTCTTCATTATATAAAATTTGAAATTCTCGTGGATAAAAATTCTTATTAGGATTATCCAATAACTCAGCTATGTGTTCCATAGATTCTTGTGGAATGTTAGGATCGTGAAGATCCATCAATAGTTTGTTTATTGCTAATTGATTCTTAAAAGCTAAAATTTTTGAATGGACCTTATCGTTACCCAATTCACACTTTTCTAACAACATATTTAGCGTAAATTCTTTTTCTGTGGTCAATTCTGGGAAATGCTTTACGAGAGTTTTTATTCCAAGCCCATTAACGCCCGGTACGTTATCTCCTTTGTCACCGACTAATATTTTATGAGTTAAGAAATTTTTTGAAGTTACTTCGTACTCCTCTAAAACTCTCTTTTTGTTATAGAATATTTTTTTAGTAGGAGAGTAAACTTCTACGTTATCGTTGACCAACTGTAAATAATCTCTATCACTGGATAGTATGGTTATCTTCGATTCTGGTAACTGTTTTACCAAATAACCAATAACGTCATCGGCCTCTACTTTATCTATGGACAATAAGTCGACAGGAAGACACTTTAGATAGTCTATCAACCTGACCAATTGATTGGTTATTGCCTCTGACTCTTGCTCTTGATTTTCAAACGTATCCCAGTTAGTGATCCGTCTTATTCCCCTATTAGCTTTGTATTCAGGATATATGTACCTCTTGTTTGTGGATGAACCTTGTCCATCGAACACCAGTATGATTCTGGTTGGTCTGACTAGGCTTATCGCGTAACTCAGAGACCTAAGATAGCCAGTTAAACCTCCCACATGATTGCCACTTTTATTAATGTGTCTAATTACAGTAAAAGATCTTATAAAGGTGTTTAAAGAATCAACTAATAATACTCTATCGTTGACTTTTTTCTGTACGACTTCTTCTTGATCTGATCCTTTTCCTAAAGAGTCAAATATCTTTTTGTAATCTTCTTTCAAAACTTAATTTTTTATTGTTAAAAAAGTATAAAATTAGTATATTGCTAAATTTTTTAGTAATAGTATTTCATAACTTTTCATATTTCCAATAGTAACCATAACATATTTTCGGATTTTTTAATTCTCCGTTTTCATACTTTTCGTATGTTTTACAAGAAGAGCTTATATTTCCTGGATGCTTTTGATTAGTATTTCTCATTGCTTCTCTTACACCATTGTAAACTTGTATAATCTTGTGTGTGCTAATGTCTATTTTACACACATTTTTAGATCTAGGGTGCAATATTCCAAATCGGCCTGTGAATGATTTAGCATTTCTATCTCCCGCTATTCTAAGCCTACCTCGTATCCATTCTGAATTTTCATATATATATTCTTGTTCTTTGCGCTTATCTATCAAAATATCTATAACTTTATTGTTTATCCATATTTTATTTAAACTAGGTGGTTTTACTCCATTTGACTTATGCATAGGATTATTTTTACCCTTTGTGCTAATCATACCTAATGTCCATCCAGAATTTATATAATCATCTATTCTATCTAATGATACTAACATTTCTTTATTATTCTTATAAACCCATTTCGTTTTTTGTTTAGGTTTTTCTAATAAATCAATTCTTTGAGCTATTAATAAAGCAGCAGCAATTTCGCCTCTTTCAATATGAGTTTTATAATGATCTTCTATACTAATACATGATAAGTTTTCAATACTATTATTTTCAGGATTACTATCTATATGATGTATTTCATAAGATCTACCTAACTCATCTTTTGGTATTTCTCCAAAAGTTGATTTCCATATATTTCTAGCTATAGAAGTATCTCTTTTTTTGCTTTTCATAAAATAAAAAGGACTCATCGAATGCAAAGGTCGTGCGATGACCAATGCATCTAGAGTCCAAAGTTTATTATAGATAGTTAATCGCACTAACTCTCTAACTATAATAAATATATGATAATTAGTCTTCTGATGTATCGAATATCTCTAAATTATCTGCTTCTTCTTCCACTATATCAAATGTATCCGATCCTAGAATTTTTGCCCATTCATGGGAGTGAGTACTTTGATAAGCTTTAATAGCTGCAGGCTTATCATCGATGAATCCATGAGGAGTCATTATTACTTTTGCAACTGCTGTAACTCCCGTAACGTGATTTTTATCACAAGAAATCCTTGTTCTCTTAGCAAATTCTATGTCTTTACCGCCTTTGGTAGCTTTGATCT